GTGCCAATTGCGTAATAACTTCGTTACAAAGAAAAAATAATTTGATTATAGAAAATGATGAATACTTTTTTGATAAAGGATTTAGGTGACTATCAGATAGTGGGTAGAATTATTGAGAGAGGAATGGTGTATGGTTTCAAAATCAAAAATACTGATTATTTGTTATTAACTTATGCAAATCATGGAGACAATATTATGGATTACATTAAGGATTCTTTTTTCTTTCCTATGACTTTTTATAAAAATTTCCCTCTTAGTATATTTAAGAGAGGAAATCATGTGATAAACTTAGGTGCAATTAAAGTATTTTTTAACCAAGAATTTGAAGATGTTATCAGATTAGCTGAACACAGCCTGACACAACTAGATTTTAAGACATTTCTTAAAGCAGAAGATATATATTACTGGGATGAGTATGAATTTGAGACCTTTAAAATCCATTTAACAGAAGAAGGAATCATCTATTATTGTTATGCAATAGAAGAAAAATTTAACGAAGAAATCATGACACAACTACCCATTAGAGTTGAATTTCAAGGAAGTGTTGAATCCATATTAAGTGTTGTATTCAGATACAGGATAAACTTTAGTGTAAATATTCCCTTTGGTAGATTTTCAGAAATAACTGTAGTTAGAGAGTATAAGAATGGAATAATGAGGGTACTAACATGTTCTGAACTTAAAAGGCTCATCGAAACATTAAATGATGATCTTCTATTAATGTTCCTTGAGAATCAAGAGTTTGAATATTATATAGAAATGGAAGAACCTGAAGATAATGAAACAATTGATCAAATAGAAACAGACAGACTCATTGCTTTAAGCCTACAAAATGAATATAACAATAGCATGAGTCCTAACATTAACGTGATAAGTAATGAAGATACAGGGATTAAAATTAATGTCATTGATGTTGACTTGACTTCTACAGAGAGTTCAAATGAAGACTGGGATTATCCGATGTCTGATAATGAAGAGGTGAATTTAGAAGGTAACTTTGATAATGAAGAAAATGAAAAAGAATTTCAAAGAATATTTGCAAATGAACAATTTAAAGTCAAATCTTCAGGAGTTGAAAATGTGTATGATTATAATACTGCAATAAAAATAATTATATATTTACTTGAAACAGATGCATACTTTGAAACCGATTTTCCATTAGGTGCAATAAATAAGAATGTTAACAAGTTTCAAATTTCAACTTGGAGTAATGATATATCCATAGTATGTTCTGAATTAATATTTGAATTAGTAGAGTTAAAATCTGAGAGCAATTTCAATGATTTCTTAGATTGGCTTGATAAAAATATGTTCAAATATGAACTATTTGAAACTGAAGATTCAAATGATGAGCCAGATCTAAATCCTAAAGACAAACAATTGCTAGAAAAAAAGAAAAGAGAAGAGATATTAAGAAAAGAACTTGACCAAAAGGTAGAAGTAAAATACAATGAAGGCTCACCATGGGATGTTAGTATGTCTCCTGAACAGATTCAAATATTTGTTGAAAAACAGGAAGAGATTCTGCAGATGAGAGCAGAAGAAGATGCAAGAAGAAAGATTGAGAGAGATTTGTTAAATGCCAAAAGAGAGAAAAATAGAAAAGATCTACTGAATGAAATAGCTGAAGCTTCTTCATTAGATGTTGAATCAATACAATGGTCATTGTCTGAAAATCAAACTGAAAAAGATTTAAAGAAGGCTGAAAAAGATCAAGAGACATTTTATTTAATTTCTAATAACAGATATGCACTTCTTATGACTCATAATCAAGAAGACATTGATAGAATTTTACAAGAACAGAAAAACAAAAATAATGGATTGAAACAAAAAACAATAAAACTTCCTGATTTAAATGAAAAAAGAGAGCCATTGACTTATGATAATTATAAAAATAATTACAATGGCTATTTTGATCACAAATTCAATTGGATTAGCTCATATGAAGCCTGTGAGTATGATCCTATGGACATTGAGAGACAAGATCACTATTCTTATTCTGAAAAATTCATTTCAAAAATAAGAGAAAGATATAGAGATGAGTATAACACCCTTATGGGATCATCAGAAAGATGTCAATTGTACAGAAAAATCTATGTTGATTATATTAGAAACAATGTTTTAATTCAGAGAAAAAAACTTGACACTGTTTACCTATTTGAACTTTACTGGCCTAAAGATGATGATCTCTTAACAATTAGACCTTATGAAAGAATGAAGTACAATGATAGCAGCAAGTTAAGAAAAACAAACATAATGACTCTATCTCATATCAGTGACTACAAGATTGGGCTAGATAAGATATTAAACATATTATTAGAGGAAGTTGGTGCATTTCAATATCCTTCATTTGATCATTTTTGTGCTGTTTCTTACTGTAAAGAAGATACATTTTCATCTGATCCTTCTTATTCTATCTCTCTCAATCCTCTTAAGAAAGATGTCAATTTCATGGATGCAGTTAAAGTAATAAGAGATGCTGAAAGTAAGCATGTTAATGAGATCTTGAGTATCTTATCTGATCTGGGAATCAATGAAGATGTTGAAAGAACAATTAGAGGAGTGAAAAGAATGATATTTCTTAGGCATGAGGTATTATCTGAGCATTTTTCAAACCGTTTTATGCTGCCTTCTGTAGAAGAGTCAATTATAAGTAGATTGAAAGAGTTGGGCATAACAGATCATAGTGTTACTGTATATCAAACTCCTGATTGTGTTATAAGATTGAATGGTAGAGTTATTATAATAGATTTTGCTGTATCAAAGACACCTAAGATGGTTAAGAGATTAAAAAAGACAAAATATGGCCCTAGAATAATAGAGATAGGTGAAGGGACAATAATAATACCTTTAGTGTGTGATGAGGCAGGTATGGATCTAGAAGCGTTAGAGTCTGAATTGATAAGAGAGACAGGAATGATTCCTATAACATCAGACATGTTTTCAACTGAGAAAACTTCTGAACTTATTAAGAGCATAACTTCAGTTATCAATTTTGTTGTAAAAAATCATAAAAATTCTGCACTAGTGATATCTTCAATATATGACTTAGGTGATTTAGGAGTATTAAATGTTGAAATGCCAGATAATTATGAAGCTGTTATTGATAAATTTTGGCATAACAATTTTAGAACAAAAGAAGAAGCAATGGATTTTTACAATGCTCAAGGGAAGTATAAAGGGTTTGATTCACCAGAATTAACAGATGATGACTTATCCTTAATGGATCAATATATATTAGAAGCAAAGAAAACAATTCTTTTTTCACATTACAATAAGGATGACATACAGCAATATATAAAACCTAGCTATTTGAAGCAGAATCTTGTGGATTATTATTTTGATGGTCTAGAGAAAGAGAATCCTGGTGATGGAATTGACTCTCATATTAAGAGCAATACTAGAAAAAATATAGTAAGAATTCCTTTTTGTGATTATACTCCAAATGAAAATGTTCATAATGACTTGTACAATCACACAATTAATTTCTTATCTTGTCAGTTACAAGGAAATATGTGGAAGTCTTCTATGGTGCAGGATTTGTTAAGGTATATGAAGGGAATGAACACTAACAAAATTCAGGAATTTAATGGGTCATCAGAGATAAGTGAGATACCAAGAGAATACGTAGAAGCAATAGATAGGCTGTCCATTCATAAAAATTCAGATGTACAAGCACTAAGAGAAGAATCATTTTCAAAAGAAGATTTTGATAATGAAATGAAGAAGATTAATTTGAAGTACAAAGGTGAGATAGAATCTATCAAAAAAAGATTTAAGATCACAGGAAAAAAGATGAGAGGTCAGCTCAGTAAATTATCCTTTAGTGAGACTGTGAGAAATGAGCTTGCAAAAAGTGGTGTTGGTGCATTTATGACAAATGAACAGAGGCTACAAAGAAGAATGAAGCTGACACAACAAGAAGATAACTTTTATTTAAATAAAGATTATGATTCATCCGATGTTGAAAGACTCATCAGACTAATGGTTGAAGATACAGAGAGTGAAAGAGAGTTCAGCCCTGATTTTGTAAGGGAAATGCTTCTAAAACCAGAAATCTTCCCAGGAGGTGATTTTGAATGTAATAATCTTTCTTTTGAAGAGTCAAAGAAATTCTTGGATCCTTTTATGAATACTACATCTTATGAAATGTCATGTATTCTTGAAAGATTTGCATCTGATATTGCATTCAAATGTTCAACACCTTCTTCACACGTACAGATTTCTGCAATGAGATTAAATAATGTTTTAATTTTAATAATGCCTGGAGAGGGTCTTTTAGGTAAAGGTGAAAAAAGGAGATCTGTTGTTTTTTTGATGAGAAACTTGGATGAAAGAAAAAAAGAGATGAATGAGATTGCAATTAAGAATATAGAGCAAATTTCAGATAATCTATGGGTTTCATCACCATTAACTTTTGGGTTGGAAGATATAAGAAGTTATCTTAGATGTGAATCGAAAGTTGTCACAAGTACTCTAGAGCTTTTAATGGAGTCATCATACAGTAAAAATACTTCTGACATTGATCAAGAAGATTTTTTTGAATATGCAGGTTTCTTGCCATTAGTAATATTTTCAGATCGGCAAGAGGAATCAATGAATCTTCAAACAATGAGGTATGCTTATATGGGTGCATTAAGTTATTATTGCGATCTGCTTAATGTTGTTAAAAAGAAATTTCATACTGCTTGCAGATCAAGGTTGAATCATTGGTTTATGAAGAAATCATTAGGCAAACTGAATAACATAGCTATGATGGGATATAAAGAATATATAAGTACTTATAAGTCAATATATGATAATAAAGGTATGTTGAAAGAAGAATCAAAAGGTGTCAAGGTCAGACTGCCAAAATTATACTCAGAAGGTGACCACAATAGTGTGACAGGTTTCATTTCAGAAATTTATTTTAGTAATGCTTATAATAAATATAAGAAAAGAGACTTACATGCATCCATATCTGTGTATAGAAAATATTTTGCAAAGGAAGGAGATTTTAGAGATCTTATTGCAAGTAATGTAGATTATGCATATGGGATGCCAGAAGAAGAAGGAATGGAGGCAGAAAATAACTTACTTGTGAAAATCATGAAAGGCAAAAGATTCTTTCAAAGCCATCTTAGATTTATTAATATATCCATGAAATTATTTATGAAGAAAGTGGGTCATGGATGGATCAAAGATTTGTATCACAGTAGTTTATTCGATTTAATAATCACATTAATGAAAACTGCAGGAATGGTCTTAGAGAGAGCAGAAATAGGAGATGACATTAGTAAAGCTGATGTGAGATCAAAAGTGTCATTAATAATTATGAAGAAAATGAGAGATCAAATTGAGGCTGGAAATGGTGACATGAAGATTATAGATTTTTGCACAAATTTTATTAATAATGAAAACATTATCCCCTATAATAATCTTGTTTCAAAAGATCAAATTGGTGGCCCAAGAGATATAACGATTCAAGATTTTGAAACTAGATTGTCAAACTTACTTTTAGAAGAGATAGCAAAATCTTTGCTCAAAAATGATGACATTGATATGAGTTTTAAGGATAGAAAATTTATGATTCAGAACAGTTATGTCTTGAATGTAAGTGCAAGAAAATTCAAATACGGTGGAAAATTTTGGTTTGGTAATGAAGATTGTTCTAAATGGGGACCAAATATGAGATGTAACATTTTTGCTTCAATGTTTAATGTCTTCAGTTCATACTCTAACTTGGGTAAATATGGTATATTGCAATCAATGAAAATGATGAATAAAAAAATGGGATTTCCAAAGATGATAAGAATACAATGGGGAGAAGCATTAGCTTTATTGGAAATGAAGAAAAGTGAATATGAGTCCATAACTGACCCTGTAGAGAAGAAAATTAAAGAGGAAGAATTAAGAAAATTAGAAGAATGGATCAAAAGTCATGATATATTAGGTCACATGGACATGTCTGAGACTTTTTTGATTCCTTGGGATATAGTTGCATCTTCTATGGGTCAAGGTATACTGCATTTGTGGTCATCTGTTTATCATAGTGCAGGATGTAATTTATCAGTAGTTTTAATTAAGAAAATATTTGAGCTAGATAACAATAATTCAGCCTTATATGTGCAGACAACTTCTGATGATGTCGGAAAGTATTGGTGGGTAAATACAAATAAATCTATACTTAGTAGAAATAATTGCATACCTTTTCTGACATTAATTGATGATTATCATAATAGATGTCAAGGATACTTAAAATCTGATGAGAAGAGCTCTCAAAGTGCATTATCAGAATTCAATTCAAACTTCATAGTGGGAAAAGTACCAGTGATACCTAAAATTAAGCATAATTTTGTTGCATCATCTCTTATACCAGATTCATATTCTGTGCAAACGTTCTATTCATCAATGATTAGTGCAATTCGCGATTATTTAATGCATCAGGGCTATTTAAGTGTTTGTTTTGTGATGATGTGTTATTTTTTTGATTTTAGGCATATAACATTCAGTACTTATAAAAACGGATACAATGATTTAAACAGAATTTTCAATTTGAATTCTTTTGAAGTACCTTATCAACTTGGGGGCTTTCCTGTCTTATCTCCTTTAAGTCTTCATTGGGGATTAAGATACAGCAATTATGCTCAATTAAAAAATTGTGGAATAGAGACTGAGTTATTATTGAGAAACATTTACAGCAACAAATTCTTTACATCATCTGATGTCAGTCTCATGCAAGGAACATATTACTCTGATGATCCACTTGTAAATGGTTTAACAATCTCATTCTCTTTAACTGCAGATATAGATGTTGATAGAATTAGGAAGGATTTCTATATTAAAAGTGTGGATGATGCTGCAAAACTTAGAACTGACAATCCATTAACCATGTTTTTGCCGATAACTGACCCATTAATAGCATTACAGAATGCAGAGGCAGTCTTCTTCTCAACTTCAAGAATTGATGCACTTGAAAATAGAAATGCAATGAAGAATTTTCTAAGAATATTTACAATGACAAGAGGTAGAAAATGTGGAATAGGAAGAACTAACAAATTAAAATTTAGTGAATGTTTAGAATTAGTAAGAGATACTCATGTGAAAGATTACAATATAGAAGATTATTTGTCATACAATGGGTCAACTATTGATAAAGTATTTAACATAATAAGTAATTTAAAGCCTTTAAAAAATAATGATAAAGTCTCAAAAATCTGGAACAGATATTTTAGTTCTTTTTCTTATGTAACTATTCAAGAAGCTTCTATACATTTAATGAACACATTCCCTACAATTCTATTGAATAAATGGTTTAATGAAGACAGATATTTAAAAGTATTTCCTAGTAGATTGAGAGAGCCTAAATGGTTAGATAATGACTGGTCCCAGATTACATCGGCTTTTCCTTGGATTAAGAACACATTTGAAGAAACAATGTCTGTTTTTCATCAGTCAGATGAAACAAATGAAGAATATAGTACTGAATTACAAGAACTTTTTAGAGAAAAAGAAGCTGTTTCTGATGAAGATAAGAAACTGATATTAAGAGCTAAAATAATAGGAGATATCATAAAATTTGCAAACATGATGCAATCTAGGAGGTTAAAAGTTTACACTCCTAGAATAGTAACAGAATCACTTAGAGACACGATAATTGCAATGTTTGAATTTCAAACAGTTCCTAATTTTAGAATCCCTACCTCATTCATAGATAAAACATCCTTTTCTAAAATGATGAGAAAAGACAATACAAGTATGTTAATCAAGATTAAACAAATTATGTCATTTGCAGCGCTTGTTAAAGGAGCAAACATTAAAAGAAGCTCTTTAATTAAGGTTTTTGAAAGAGCAACTTATAATAATGAAAGCTTAAAATCAATTCTTCAAAATATCAATGAGGTTAACATCAATGAGATAGGATTGGAAAAGAAAGAAAAAGAAAATCTGATTGCTATAATAATTACCATTTTTCCTGAATCTGATTTTAAATCTTCTATAATTTCTGATGATGAAGTTTACCATCATTTCAATCCTAAGAGAAAGAAAATAAATGGCAGATATAGAGGAAATTTTATGATGTATATCTACAATCAAAAAGGGCATCTAAAAGTGTTTTACAATGAATCTAAGTTCTTAAGGTTAGAATACCCTTTCAGATTTGAGGCTTTAATAAATGAAGGATACAGCTATATTCACACTTTAAATATCTTCTTATTATATTTTCACAAGAAGATGCATAGTATGGGTGCAGTTTGTTCTAGTTCATATATTGAATCATTAGTATTCAACCATAATGATAGCAGGCAAAAGAGGAAAAACTATCAACTCTATAAGGCAGAAAGCAATTTCAAAATAACTCCTAATAATATACGAGTTAATGATAGAACAATAAGAATATACAGTAGTAATGTTGAGAAGATCAAGATGGAAAGTAATATTGACTCAATAGATTTTTCATATATGGAAAACTGTTTTATTGCAAGAATAGATGGAGAAAACAAAAAATTAAAAAATATGTTCTTTCGTTATTATATGGATCCTGTAAATATTAATTTTGATGGAAAAATAGGATCTGTTGATTTTTCTTTAATGATTGAAACTGGTTTACTACAAGATTCTGAGGTATCAATTGCAACAATAATAAAGAGTAAGTTTAGAAATAATGAAAAAGGAATACTTATGTTTTTGGAAGAAAACTTTTCAGAATATTTTGATCTAGATAAGTACACTAATGCTAAGCTTGAGAAAATGATATTTATGGGAAATAAATTTAGAAGAATATTCAAAGAGTTTACTGATGATGATGTGCCTGATCAGGATGTGATATTAGAAAAGGAGAAAATAGAAGATGATGATGCAAGTAGGAGCATTGCTTTTAGCATTCAAAATGTTAGACAAGGAGATATACAAGATGTAGATTATAATGATTCCTCTTCTGAAAGTCTGTCAGATGAAGATTTTGTTGAACCAGATGATTATTTAATACTAGAATATGATGAGAGATATGAAATTGCATTTTCAAAATCCTATTTAGAATTTAGGAGTTTCATAAATAGTAAAATAAGGTCCATAATATGGTCAATACTTAATTCAAATAAACTGAATGAATTTTTCATATCAAAAGATGCAGTGCATTGTGCTATATCAGCATCAATACTTCATCAGAATTTAAATTCAGAATTGCCAAGTAGGGACGTATATGAGATGAGATTCGCATTAAACAATTTATCAGTAATTGACCCTTGGTACAACAAGAGAGTTTATAAGTATGATGCAGAATGCTTTCACACACTAACACATAACTTGGGTTTAATATCAGAGGAACAAATAAGAGAAAACAAGATGAAAATTATTGAAGATCTGAACAATGAATTGAGTTTCAATTATTACTTATCAACTATAATGAATCTAAAGATATTGATGAATACAATATTAAGTTTTTCTGAGACAAAAGTAAGAATTGAGAGAAGATTCACTATTGATGATATTTGATGAAATAAAGTAAACAAAATGAAATGTATTATAAATTGTAAATAAAAATACTGTAAATAAAAATGTGTTAATAAATGTATATAATTATATGATGAACTTGTAAATAATGTAAATGATGTAAATAAGAAGACGGGCTGTAACTGATTAGAAATAATTACTGTTAATTTGCAAGCG